GAACCGGCTTGGGAGGCTGACGGCTACAACGAAGGGCCGCTGGCACTGGCGGCAATCATATGGTGGCCAGCTTGGCTCGCGGTCAACATTCTGAAGCCGCTGTTCTGGGTCATCAAGGGGCTTTACGCGTTCATCTGGTCGCGCGGCGAACGTGACGCCCTCACCCAAACGGCGGACGCTCCAGCCACACAGCCAGACACCCCAGCCAAGTGAAGGCGGCGACGGTTAGAAGGGCTGCTTTGAAGCGAATGGACATGGCAACATCCCCCGACCCGAAAGCCGGGGGAGTAGCGTCTAGAGCGGGTTCCGCTTGAACCAGCTGAAGGCCATGAGACCCACAGCCACCGTGACGAGCACAGCGGACAGCTGGTCGATGCCGGGAATGGCCTGCTGCTGCGAGATGGTCAGCCAGCCGATAGCGTAAGCCACGACGCCCGCCAGCACCACGGCGGTGAGGAAGTTCTTCGTCTTGTCGTCCATGATAGTTCTCCCTAGATTTTACAGATAGCGACATCAAAAACCGGAGGCCGCTTCTCCGGACAACGACACCAAAGCTCGTTATTGTGGTCCCCGATCTGCTCGGCGGTCTCCAGCGTGAGAATGTCGCCGTGAGAGATCAGGATCGCCCTGCCGTTGGCGCAGGTCGCATCGATGTAGACGGTGCGCTCAATCGCGGTAGTGGTGCGAGGGGAGACTGGCGCTTCCGTCGTGCAGCTGCTCAGCAGAGGTATGAGAGCGCACGCTGTCGCCCTGACGTACCATGTCATTCGAGTTCTCCGTGATTGTGGCGATGATCTGGGACTCTACGCGGGCGGCGTCTGCCTCGCCCTTCTGCTTCTGCTTCTCCCGTCCGCGCCGCTCTGCGTTCATGTCCACGAACTTGAGGAACAGGAACGCTCCGATGGCCCAAAGCACCCAGTCAGGGATGCGCTTGAGAAAGCCCAGCGCGGCTGAGCCAATGGCTGCAAAACTCATTTCAGCGGCCTCTTCGCTTTGACTTTGCCCCACTGGTAAAGAATGACGCCGACCGCCACGACGGCGATCCACGAGACGATTTCGCGCGTGCTTTCGTTGGCGAGCCACTTGCTCCAGTTGGCCGGGATGATGTGCGTGGTTCCAATCGCCGTAACTGCAAGCCCCCAGAAACGCCTGCTGAGAATCATGTCTTTCGGATCGACCAGATCCACGGGCAGCGGATCTCGCGGAGGCGGGAGCGGCGCTGGAAGCTGTTCAGGCGGCTTCGTATCCACCGGCTTCGGAACGGGAACCGGCAGCGTCTGGGGGGGCTGGGGGGCAGTTGGCCCAGACGCTACCGGCCCTGCTGGTGCGGAAGGAGCCACCGCCACAGCAGGTTTCGTTGAAGGAGCAGGCACAGCCGGAGCTTGGCTGGGTTGCGGCTCCGGCTGTCCCGCATTGGCAACCGGCACGGACACCGGCGCCGCAGGGGTGGTGAGCACAAGCTCTGGCCTGTCCTCGATGATGGTGACTGTCGCCTCGGGCTTCGGTGGCGGGGTCAGGTCTGGCCAGTTCTTTGTGAACACCGGCGTTGGATCGGGGCGCGCGTCGGGAATGTCCATGCGAGCGCGCATGAGAGTGTCCTCAAGCGTGGTTGTCGCGTCGGCGTCGATCTCGCCGCTGTCGGTCAACTCGAACTTGATGACCGTAATGGAGCAGGCATTCTCCCACGGGAGATCGTTGAACACGCAGGCTTCAGCGAGGCGGCGACGATAGAGCCCCTTCAGCGGCCTGCCCCCTGCCCGGCAGTTGCGCGGGAACTCGTACATGGCCGAACCATAGGAGCCCGGAGCCATGACCTTGCCCTTGTCCGTGGTCCCGCCATTGAGGCAGGCTTTCATCGAGCGGGGGATGTAACCGAGGTTGAACGCCAGCGCCGTGAGTGCGTCGAACTCGGATTGTGTCAGCGGGACTTGCACATGATCGCGCACAATCTGCGCATGCTTTGCAACGTCCGATTCCAGCAGCGCCTCGGCTTCGGCCAGCGTGATCTGCTTGCCGATCACGACTTCCGGCCCTGTGTGGCCATAGCCTACGGTTGCGATGCCGATGGCATCCCCATAGCCTACAAGGCGCAGGCCCTCGAAATGCTGGATGAGCTTTATCGCCGCCTTGGACGGCAGAAGCTCACTCGGCGGCCTGCGGCGGAGCAGCTCGATTGCCATCGTCGGTTTCCTTGTCTTCGGTTAGGTCGGCTTTGGTCTCGCCACGGGCTTTGCGGAGGTCTTCAATCAGGCGACGGCGGGAGGTGATCCGCCCTCCCCGTGAGCCGTTCTCCTGCGCTTGCTTGCGCTTTGACATGGCAACTTGGATCGTGAGAAGCGCTTGCGCTCCAAACGCGCCAATGCATTCCAGCAGGATCACCCAGAACAGGTTGAACCCGTCGCGGAAGGAGATGCCGTCCCAGCTTTGAATATAGCGCTCTGGAAAACGATAGACGGTCGCAAGGCCGGGATCGCCCACGGCGAGCTGTGTGGCTTTCTGCTTGGCTTGCAGGCGGCTCGCTTCCGCCGCCTCAATCTTGTCGTCCAGCGCATCCAGCTTGGCTTGCGCCTCGGTCTGGTAGAGCGCGATATTCTTCTCGTAGGTCGAAACATCATCGTTGCGGGAGTTGCCGTCATCCAGCACAAGGTTCATCGATGTGCGGGCAGCGGCTACGAGCTGATCACGGTCGGATCTGATTGCAGCTTTCTCGGTTTCCGCGCGCGCGATGATGGTGTCAGCGTTCTCAGTAGAGGCAACTTCGGTCTGCCCAATGGCCGCGTTCTTACGGTAATGGTAATCGCCGCCCTCTGATACGTAGCCAAGGGCCGACACCATCACGGCGCAGAATGACAGCAGGAACAGAAACCGCAGCGTCCCAACAGCCGCTTTTGGCATGTTGTTCTGCTTGCCGTAGATAATGGCCAGACCGCCAAAAATCACAACAAAGCGGAAGCAAACGCCGATGCTTTGGAACTGCAATTCCATGCCGGGCGGAGCAAGCGAGCGATAAAAGCTCGCGTCGAATACGAACAGCGTAAGGCACGCCAGAACAACAGCTGTCCATAGTCCAGAGAACGCGATGAATGAGACGGTGAAAGCGGGCGAGTGATCCTTGATCCAGCGGCCCGCTGAAAGCCATTCGGCCTTGGTGGGGAGCCTCATGAGAAGCCGCCGCCGAGCACCAGCTCAATGGCCTTGTTGCCCGCAACGCCGACCGCTAGTCCGCCGACGATAAGGATGCGAGGATCAATCTCACGGAGAGAAAATCGACCGCCACGGTTAGCCCCAGGCTGATCCGCGACAAGTGCAGCAAGCGACTTTACCGCCCGCTCCAGATCGCTTACGCCCTCCTTGAGAGAGCGGTTGCGGTCGGCCTGTTCCATCTGTACCCGGTGCAATTCGGCAGCCATCGCGGTTATGTCTCCTCGATCTGCTTTGCCCCCTAGGCGCGCTTCGACCTTGTCGATCTCGCGCAAAAGCTCTGCCTTGAGTTCAAGGCGTTCCAACGCGTCCATTACCCAGCCCTTTCGTTCGTCCTAGGCGTCTAGCCAGCGGCCTTGCGTCTGCCTGCGTTCCAAGTCCTTCAGTTCGTCCTGTTCGTCCTTCAGCAGCCCGAATGAGCCGTCTGCGTTGACCTTGATTTCCGGGGCCATGAGGTAATGACGCAGCAGCTTCAGTTTCTCGGTGAGGCGGACCTTGGCGTCTTCGGCGGTCTCGTCTGCGAGCATCAGGTCCGCGAAGTGCGACTCCGGCGCGAGCGGTTCGGGCTCTGGCTCTGGTTCAGGCGCCGGGGCCGTGACAGTCTCAACGCGCACTTCCACCCGCTCGGTGATGCGCTCAATAATGGGCTCGCGTTCTTCAAGTTCGCGGATGCGCTCGAAGGCATCGCCCAGCCGGTCGGCCAAGCCGTCGAACTGGCTCTCGAGCTCGTCCACGCGCGCAATCAGCGCTTCCATGCGGGGATCGGTCTGGAACACCGTTCCTGCCGGCCGCGTCTCGGGAAGCTCCGTGCCGTTGACCTGCTTGGCCACGTCCCGAACGTCCGCCCCGGTCAGGTGCAGCGCCTTTCCGCTATGGAGCAGCCAACGCTGGGGAATGTCGGAATACGGGTCCAGCCTAGCCAGCGTGGGGCCGTCCTGCAGCCGGTGGAAAGCATAGTCATCGCCCCGCCAAGTAAAGCGGTCGGGACGGTTGCGAAGACGGGGCATTTATCACTCCCACGCGGTGTGTTAACCTCCGTTAAGAGGTGGCGGCATGTGGATAGTTGGCGGAATTTTGCTTGCGGCAGGGGTCAACGGGCTGTTGCCCGTCACGTACACTTGGCAGATGCCGCTTTGGATGAGCATTGCGCTCATCGTGGTTGGCGGGCTTCTGTTCTTTACTTCTTCATCGCTTCCAAAAGCTTCGCGCGCTCGGCGTCAGCAGCCCGAACATTCGGACGAGAGCTAGGATAGGGGTTCTTGAAGGAACCAGCCAAACGTGACCCGGCATAGAGAAGGCCGGCGCTACGTGCCGCCTGAGCAATGGCCAGCTCATCCTTGGCAGCTTCAAGGGCCTTGATGTTTGCAGCAGTTGCATTGTCTTTCACCGCCCGCTCCGCTTCTGCCACCTTGGCCTCCGCGTTCACGACGAAGATCTGGGCGGCGCCCGCCTCGCCAACGCCAACACCGATGTTGGCATAGTCGGCCGCCCTGAACCGCTTGTCTGGGTATAGCTTTGTCGGCGGCATGATGGACGCCTTGGGGCGCCCCTTGAAATCGCCCTTCGCCGTAACCTCGAAGGGCACTTTGTCGCCTGCCCCGCCCATCTGCCAGAACTCATTGATGTTGGCGAACTGCTCTTTGAAGGCTGCACGGTCTGCCGCTGACTTGCCTTTCCTGACGGGGCCGGGTGTCAGCAAAGCGTCGGCCTTGGCGATGGTAGCTGCTGCCTTCGGGCCTGCTTTTTTGACGGCTCCCGAGCGGCCACGATAGCCAAGCGTTGCGCCTAGCACCGAACCAATCCACGGAGCGACTTCACGCGCGCCCTGCTTCCATCCAGGCGGCTGCGCTTCTTCGAATGCTGCGCGACGCTCAAGCTCCGTGATCCTGCCGTCTGCACCTGTCAGGCGCTCACGAGCAGCGGTAAGGCTCTCGTTGATCTCTTTCTTGCGGCCACGAATGGCGGCCTTGGTTCTTTCTCCGAGGTCGCCGTCAATACCGGTTGGCCCGAGGTCGAAGCCCTCCCGATCCAGCTGAGCCTGAATATCTGTGGGCGACCCGTTAGAGAAAACCTTGAGCGCATTCTCAAGCGATGCGATTTCCTGCAGAATGCCCGACCGCTCTTGCTGCGTCTGTTGAAGCAGCGCCATCGTTTCAGGGGTTTGCGGGTCTGCGCTTCCAGCCGATCCAACGATACCGCCTATAACGCCGCCTGTGATCATGCGAGAGGCGACGCCAGGCCCTTCGCCCTTCGGCGGCTTCCTCGGAGCGCCGGGAGGCTTGACCGTGGAGGATGGGGGGGCGTTGAAGGCTGCTACGAGCTTCTTGACTTCGCCAACCATAAACTCGGCATCGGCAGGGTCGGAGAACCTGCGCCCGTAGTTCTCCAGCGCGGCGTCCAGCATTTGCTTGGGGTCCGCCCCCTGAAGGCGCGCTTCCTGTGTGGCCTTACGGAGAATAGCAAGCGCCGCCTGACTACGCGAGGAAAGTTTGCCGTCCTGTACTTCGCGCAGCGTCGGCAGGTCGGTCATGCTGTCAGTGAGAGCGCCGACCGCGTTACCGTTCTCAATCTCGCGGAACGCATCGCGCAATTGACGAAGCGCATACTCATCGACAAACTCTTGCGGAGCAATATCCGGCATGCCTTCGATGAGCTTCTGCCGCTGAGCGTCCAGCATATCCGCTTCCTGCCGCGTGGGAGCGTTTTCCGCCTGACGCCACAGCGACCTGAACTTCTCAGCCTTCTGCCTATCGCCGCCAAACTGCCGCACAAGATCGGCAAATTCTGCGTCACGAAGACCGTTCAAAGCATCATCAAGTTCTGCCGATGTCGGAACAGTTTTGCCAGACGCAATTCGGCCAATAGCATCCGCGTCTATTAGGCTGCTCCCTCCCTCAGCCATCCGGAGCTTTGATCCCCCAAAGCCGTTCGGAGGCTTCGGAGCGCCAAAGGCAACAACGTTGTTTG